GGTACCTTGTCCTCGACGTCAACAAAGACGATGTCCCCTTCGCGGATCCGCGGGGCCATCGAGTGGCCGCGCACCGTCAGCAGCTTCACACGATTAGGGGAGGGCACGCGGCCTAGCTCTTCCTGCAGGCGCCATTCGGCGATCTCCAGCTCCCTGACGACCTCTGGGTAATCCGCATTCATGATCCCTGGCCCCGCTCCGCCTTCCCCCATTACCTGGAAGCGACGGTAGCCCTCGCGGGTCTCAAATCTCTGGACCGCCTGAGACACAGAGTCGAGCAAGTTTTTCGGCCCGCGCCCAGTGGCTAGCCATAACGGCGAAACGCCGAGCACTTCAGACAAGGTCATTAATGTGACGTCTTTCAGGCTCTTGGTGGCACCGGATTCCCACTGATATGCAGCAGCGGGTTTGACGCCGACCAATCGCGCTAACTCCGCTGGGTCGAGTTTGGCGTCTGTTCGTGCCTCGAGAATTCGGTCTGCAAGCGTGCTCATGTAAGCAAACTTACAATTTTCTGATGTAAGTATGCTTGCATCAGAAATATAAGTAGACTTATAGTGCGCCCATGACCGAGCCAACCCCAATTTTGAAAGAGGAAGCCATTGCCGCCTTCGGCACCGGTGCTGCGCTGGCCGCTGCTTTGGGTATCGCGCCCAGTGCTGTCTATCAATGGGAGGACGGCCAGCCCATCCCCGAGAAGCAGGCGCTGAGGCTGCGGTACCAGCTGAAGCCGGAGCTGTTCGGCTCTATGCCGGATGGCATCACGGCCGGGCAGGCGATCTAACGTGAATACGTTGAATCTCGCCAATCTCATCAGCTCGAGCATTACGTTTCGCGACCAATTGCGTCGAGAACGTTCCCAACGACGGTGCGCGCCAGTGATACAGCAGGGTCGGTATGCCCCTCTGCATCGTCGTATGCCTTGGCCAGCATCTCGCAAAACGCTTCGCGTTCCGGGTGCGTCATGACAAGTGGCGCGACCACATTGACGAATAACGTGTTCAACGCGACTGCGACATCGTCCGCGTCGTATTGGTCCATGGGCATCTCTCCTGCAGAAGTTGGCTGTGTGGAAACACCAGCTTACTGCAGGCGAGTGCCCGCCTTGTCGCGCATCCCTGCGCGCCGCTCCGTCACCTCGGCCATCCATGGTCATCGTGTTGTCCATGGCGACACAGTAGCCGCGCGTGGCGTGGCTTTCTCCATTCGAGGCAAAGCCCAATGAATGTCATCCGCGCTGCCCGAGTCCTTTCATCAAATATTTGGAAAGCCATTCGCGGCCCGCGAAACCGTGCGCCCAGCGAAGCAATCGCCAGTAAAGGGCCAGCACGCCAAGGACTGACACGCCAACAGCTGACAGCACTGCGACGGGCTTGGACGCTTGCATACGCAGGAAGGCATCGGCCAGTGAGCTGGGTGTCACCTGAAACCACCAAGCGGCATAGCCCGCGATTACCAGCAGCGTCAGATGGCCGAGCCATATCGCTGACCACACCCAAAGCCTGCCGAGGCGAGCCGTGATGTGCATAAGCCCGTCAATCGCGTGCGCGGGAGTTAGTCCCATGGATTTCCCCTGTGTGGTGGCTGGTGGTTTGGCGATCGCAGCCTATCACCGGGGGAAATCCGCCTCTTGTCTTCACGACTCCTTTCGGAGCGAAACCCGATGAATGTCATCGACGCCGCGTACGCGACGGTCAGCGACTACCCCGGCGGCGCCGAAGCGCTGGCGACCCGGATGACCCTGGACGGGGTGAAGGTTACCGGTGCGGTGCTTCGCAACCGGGTCAACCCCAACAACCCGCGCAACCGGCTGGCCATCGACGATGCCAGCAAGATCATGGCGCTCACCGGCGACCACCAGATCCTGCAGGCGCTCGCGGCCGAACACGGCTATGTCCTGGTCAAAGCTGACGAGATGCTGCCGGAGCCGGTCTGCCGGTCGGTTGGCCAGATCATGCTCAAGGTATCGGTCGCCGAGGGCGAGTTCACCCGAGCCGTGCACGACGCCGCGGCCGATGGTGTCATCACCCAGAACGAGGCCGACCAGCTCACTGGTGACGGCCTTGCCGTCCAGCGCACGATTATCTGGGCCCTGCAGCGTATTCGCGCCCTGGTCGGCCAGCGCGGGGTCAGCTGACATGAGCGGGCAGGGGGAAATGCGGCTGGAAGAACAGCGCCGCGAGCTGCCGCCGCTCGAGTTCGATCTGTCGGGCTGGCACGCCGTGGCCGACGTGATCCGCAAGCAGACGCGCAGCGCCGAGCCGGCCGCCGAGGCGAAGCCGGAATGAGCGTTGAGGCAATCACCTGGGCGCTGAAGCAACCCATCAGCCAGTCGTCGGCCAAGTTCGTGCTGGTGGTGCTGGCCAATGCTGCCGCAGGTGACACCGGTCTCGCGTTCCCGTCGTCGAAGTATCTGGCCGAGGCGACCGGGCAGGACCGGAAGACCGTGCTGGCGAACCTGCGACGCCTCCAGGATATGGGCTACATCGAGGACACCGGCAAGCGCCGCGGCGAGACGAACCAGGTCGTCGTGTACCGATTGAACCCAGGCGAGAACAGTGCCGAAAACGGGACTGTTAAAGAGTGCCAAAAACGGAACGGTTCCGAAAACGGAACGGTTCCGAAAACGGATGGAAACAGTACCGTTTTTCCCTCGGAACAGTCCCGTTTTTCCGCGAAACAGTCCCAAAAACGGGACACGGAACCGTCAGAACCGTCAGGGAACCGTAAGAGCAACCAGAAGGGCGCGAGCAAGCCCGCGCCGCAGATCGACGTCACGCTGCCGGCTTGGCTCGATCGAGCGCTCTGGGATTCCTGGGTGGCTGATCGGAAGGAACGCCGCAAGCCGCTCACGCAGCGCGCCGCGGAGCTGTCGATCGGCGAACTGACGAAGCTACGCGCCGAAGGCTTCACCCCCGAAGAAGTGATCGAGACCGCTATCCGCAACGGATGGCAAGGCCTGTTCGCACCCAAGCGGACGATTGGAGGCAACCATGCAGACCGTGCAGGAACTAAACCAGGAAGCGTTGGCGACGCTGTCCAGCGGGCCATCGACGAGCGAGAAGCGCGTGAGCGAGGCGCCGGCAGCGTCTTCGAAGCCGCGCACGCCGCAGCCGCTGCTCGATAAGTTCTGGCTGAAGATGTCGCACATGTTCGGGCACACCTGGGCGAGCCAGTACGGCGTCGACCCTGCCGGCGCCGCGGCTGACACCTGGTCGACCGCGCTCGCCGGCATCACGCCGGAGCAGATCGCGCTCGGCCTGCAGACCACGCTGGCGCTGGGTGCCGAATGGCCGCCGACGGCACCACGGTTCCGCGCGATGTGCATGGGCATCCCGAGCATTGCCCAGGTTCGCTACGAGATGCGCTTCCCGCGCGAACGCACGCCCTTCATGCGGCAGATGTGGGCGTTCCTGGACTCGCATCGCTTTGCCAGCGACGACTCCGACCGCGCCGTGGCCGAGGCCTACGAGCTGACCTGCACGTACGTCATGCGCGGCGGCGAACTGCCCGACGGCGTCGTGATCTCGCTCGAGCGGCAGCGGCCGCCGAAGCCGGTGCCGGCGAGCGACGCGACTGCGCGTGCCGAGCTGGAGCGCATGGCGGCCATCTTCCGCGCGGACCAGGCGGAGGCTGCAGCGAATGCATGAGCGCGCGACCGTTGAAGCTAGCCATCCGCATCGAGGCGGCCGTGTTGCTCCAGCCCATGACCATTCGGGAGCTGGCGCGCTGCCTGGGATCCACGCCGCAGTCGATCGAAAAGGCGGTCGGGCGCGCGGACGTCGAGCGCATCGGCACCCGGTCGAGCCGAACAACGGGGCGAACCCGCGGCCGGCCGTGGATTGTGTTCGGCCCATCGCCCATGGCGCGGCTGCGGGCCGCGTCCAATATTGCGATGGCGCCGAGTGTGCCGCCGCCAAGCACAGCAGCTCTGGAGCATCGGTAAACGCCTTCACTGCGGAGGCATCCCAGCATGCGGCGTAACGAATTCCTGATCGCCAAGATGCACAAGCGCTACGCCAACACCGGGCTGCCGCGCCGCAACCTCCAGAGCCGTGTGCAGCAGCTGCATTTCACTGTGGCGGACGGCAGCGTACTGGCTTTCTACGAGACCGTGCTGGAAAAGCCGGCCGGCTACAGCGTCAAGTATCGAGCGCTCACTGCTTGCGGCTGGGTCGAGAAGACGTTCTTTGTCGCCGGCACAAAGGGCATGACGGAAGAGCGCGCGCGCGAGGCCGCTCGAGTCGCCGCGCGCGAGTGGAGTGCAGGACTGGCGCTCGGAGATATGGCATGACCGATTCCATGTTTCCCGTGGCGACCTTCCAGTCGGTCTCGCTGCCTTATGCGAATGAATTGCTTGTGCGCTGGGAACACCGCATGGGGCCGCTGGAGCGCGGTAACAGCGGAGCGCTTCATTGCCATGCGCTGTTCGTCCATGGGTTCCCGGTCGGCGTCGCCTGCACATCCAGCCTGATCCGGGAGCGTGTCGGAGGAGGCCTCGGTCATCTTACGCGGCTCAACGCGATCGAGCTGAGCAGGCTGTGCGCTGGCGAGCCATGGGCGTGCCGCGTCGTGCTGCGGCTATGGCGTGAAAGCGTATTTCCTAACCTGCACGTCGCGGCGGCCATAAGTTACCAGGATGCCGACCTGCACACCGGCAACACCTATCGGTTTGATGGCTGGCGCCGCGCTGGATATTCGCACAGTGGAAGCGATCGGCGCACAGGCCGGCCAGGGCGCAATAAGCACATCTGGGTATGGCCGCCCACGGCTGCGGAGCTATCGGCATGAACCTGACCCGCTACCAGCAGCTCGTCGACAGCCTCAACACCATCGCCACGAAGGTGCTGTCTGCCATACCGATTGCTGAGGCATGGCCGCGCACACGCATCCAGTCCGAGTTGCACCGCTCCACCCGGGCGCTCATTGACCGGCGCGTCCTGGAAGGGTGTATCGCCAAGCTGGTCGATGTCGGCCTGGTCAAAGAAGTTGAGCCCGGCTGTTACAAGCGTGTGCCTGTGCCCATGAAGGTCGTGCAGCTGGCGCCGCCGATCGTTGAAACCAAACCCCAGGAGCGAATCGTGCAGAACGACAAACAGGTCGCCGCGGCTGGCGGCTCGATGGATGCTTTGGCCGCCGCTGCGGGCACGATTCGCCGCATGGCGACGGAGCTGGCAAAGGTCGCCAAGGACATCGAGGACGCAGCGCTGCAAGCGCAGCAGGAGGTCGAGGCTGAGAGGGGTAAGTCGGTTCAGTTCGACCAGCTGCGAAGCCTCATGAAGTCGATAGGTGCCTCGTGAAGCGCACGCCGCTGAAGCGGGTCGCCGCGCTGCGCACCAGCAAGCCGAGCCTGCGCCGATCCCGCAGCACGGCGAAGCCGACACCGGCGGAGCTGGAGATGTTTGCCGGCATGCGGCGGTTGGGCTGCGTGGCCTGTCGACTGAATCGGGAGATCGGCATGCCAACGGTGGCATTCAGCCAGAGCAACCTCGAGATCCACCACGTCCTCAGTGGTGGCCGCCGAATTGGCCACCACGCCACCATCTGCCTGTGCCACTACCACCACCAGGGCAAGCGGCTGCCGTTTGCGAACCTCGGGTATACCGAGCAGGCGAAGGTATATGGCCCCAGCCTCGAGCGCGAGCCGAAGCGCTTCCGCGCGATCTACGGTAGCGAGGAATCCCTGATCGACTTCCAGCAAAAGCTGTTGGCCATCGCTGCGGATGCACAACAGCGGCTACTCGGCCGGGTGCAGCAGCTCAAAGAGAGGACTCCGGCATGCTCGTAATAGCTGACGGCCTAACGCGC